GGAAACCGGATGCAGTTCCGCCATTACCTTTACCGGGGCCGCCGAAGATATCGAAATCGGATGGTGTACGTTTGAGGCCGACTTTTCGGAGGCGGCCATTGATACAGACCAGGTGGTCACGCAGGTAGATATCCATGATTGCTTCATCAGAAACTATAACGATGATGACCACGCGATCCAGTTTGACGGCAATGCCTTGGGGGTTATCCGTAATTGCCAGTTGGCGACCAATGCCTACGCTACCGCCCTGGACCCCGGCAAGATGGAAGTCTACGAGGTGTACTGGTATGACGACGACCACCCGGGAGATAATATGGGGGTCTATCCGTTGGCCGTTGGCACCGGTGCCGCGCACCTGTCGGCGACCGACCTTGCCAATATCGAGGCAGAGGCCACGGATGCAATAGAGGCGGACGGTCTTGACCACCTGATGATGCTCGATGGTGGTACCCATGCCTACCCGGATTCTCCGGCCAATGAGTCGGTGGTTGCCTACATTCTCAGCAAAGCATCAACAGCGGCAGCCAGCTCGTACGACAACACCACGGATTCCCTCGAAGCACTTTCGGACTACGCGACCGGAACCACTACAATCGCCGGGCGTACCTATGCCACCAAGAAAACCGGGGCGGATGTAAGCGCCGGATGCGACCTGTTTGACGTGGACGGCGGGGCGATCCTGATTACCAGCTTCGTGGGATATGTAACCACTCAGATTCAGAACCAAGCGACCGCCGTTGAAATTGTCTTGGATGCCGATAGCCCCTACGTAGATCACGATTTCTCAACGGCAGTGGATTTAGATAATGATGCAGTCGGAACCCGGATCGTTTTCAGCGATGCCAATGAGTCGGTCTTGACTGAACTGGCCGGTGAGGATGGTGGTTCCAGTATCCTTATGTCGCCCTGGTTCTGCGGTGAAGGCATGATCGAATCGTTTTCCGGGGCGGGCAGCACCGGGGAGATTACCTGGTATATGACCTGGATTCCTTATGATAACGGAACTACGGTGACAGCGCAGTAATGAATCTCGTACTCTACATTCTGATTGCAGCAGTACCGTTTGTAGTAATCAACGGCCTGTGGGACTACGCCAACTTGCCGAAGGAGATATTTCTTCGCAATGGCGTACTCCTGCTGGCTGTGGTCTTTTTCTGGAAGCACAGAGGGAAAGACATTGCGTTTTCAGGCCTCGCTATTGCGTACTCGATTTTCCTGTGCTGGGCTGCATTATCCCTGCTATGGGCTACGAACAGGTTTGAATCCATGGTCACTCTTTCGCACTGGCTTATGTGCGGCCTGTTGTTTGTGATGGTCCGGAACATGGCGGGTATCAACAGGACAACGGTTTTCTCCATAATATTCACCACCGCCGGTATTGTTGCATTGTTCGGGGTAGGCCAGTATTACCTTGACCTGAATTGGATCACCCAGACAGGCCAGGAATCTTCGACGTTCGGGAATTGCAACATGGCAGGACGGTATGTCGTGATGGCGCTTCCTCTGGGTGTTTTTCTCTTATACAGCATAAAGGTATGGAGATTTCGTGTGCCATTGGCAGCCCTGTTTGTGCCCATGCTTGTGTATATCTATGTGATCACTTTCAAGACGGGGATGCTCGTGATTGTCATGGCCGGGGCTTATTTCCTGGTCAGATATTGCCCCAAGACGATAAAGATCAGCGCTGTCGCATGCCTTATTGCGCTGATTGCAGCAACCATGTACACACATCCCAATTTCTTGAGACAATCAAAGCCGGACAGGTTGGAGATATGGAAAAACACCATGGAAATCTCTTACCACCACCCATGGCTCGGCGTGGGCCTGGGTAATTTCAAGGTGCATTATGACCGGTATTCCCCTGGTATCAACGTAAATGATGCTCACAACGATTACCTGCAGATATTGTGCGAGCTCGGGATTGTCGGCATGTGTGCCGCCATAGGCATAGCGATTGTAGGGTTTCGTTCGTTCTACCGGCTGAGAGATGCGTATTCCCTGGCTCTGAAAACGGGACTTTGCATATTTTTGGTCGTTGCGTTTTTCAGTTTTCCCCTGGAAAGAGCAGTCACGCCGTTCATTGCATCCTTATACGCGGGGCTTTTGAGGGCATGAAAGCGTTATCAGTCATACTGGGCGTTATGCTGGTTTGTTCATTGTATACCGGCTACCGGCAACTGATGTCGTCGGCCTGTTACAGTTTTGCCAGGCGGGCAGAAAAAACCGGGCAATGGGGGGATGCGGTGGTATTTGCAATCAAGGCATACCAATTCAACCCCTTGGATGACCGGACCTTACACCCGGCAAGCCGGGCACTGATTGAGTTAGGGCATGTGGAACCCGCGATTGCTCTTATAGCGAAGTGCCTGAAAGTACGACCGAATAAGGATTATTTGCTTTATAACCTTAGAGTGGCCATACAACTGAGGCATAGCAAATGATACCGTTGAGGCAAGTTTTTTTAGCACTTATTCTCGGCACGTTAGCGGGAGTTTTCATTGTGTGGCCTATCGCCAATTCACTAACGGAGCGTTTCGATAGAGCACAGCCGGAGCGGCACAACCGGGAATATGTGCAAGGTTATATCGATAACAGATGGGTAAACCTTGAGGTGGTGAAAGAATAATAACGAAAGGAGAACACAAAATGCCGGATGACGCAAAAGTTACAGAGCAAGAAACAGAAGAGACACCAACGGAGGAGGTTGACGAGACGGAAGTGGCTTTTTCCGAGGATTTAGAGGACGAAGATAAAGAGCCCGCCCCGAAGGGCGAAGAGAAGCCTCCTCAGACGGAAAAAAAGCGCGGCCCGGGCAGATCCCGTAAGGAAAAGCCGGAGGAAAAAAAGCAAGAGAAAGAGGAACCCGGGGAGACCGGCGAAGAGACCGAGGAAGAGAGCGAAGAGGAAGAACCCTCGACCCAGGAGAGGCTTGACAAGCGCTTGGAATCCATAAAGGACGACGAGGACGAAGAGGAGCCGGAAAAGAAAGAGGAACCTGAGTCAAAGCCTGAAGAGAAAAAAGGGGAGGAAGCTCCCCCATCTAAGCTGACCAAAGAACTGATATCCGAGCGATTGAAGCTGATAGCCGCTGAAGATCTCCCCGGCGAGATTATCATAGGAGACGAAACGGTCAACCTGAAGCAATATGCCGAGGATTACCCGGACGATTATGCGGCCATCCGGGTACTTTCAAGTGTGACGGCCGAGAAGATGATTGAGAAGGCTTTCGAAGGGATTTCTTTCCCTAAGACCGAAGACGTTGACAAGAAGATAGGGGAACTCGATCTCAAGGTGGCCCAGCTGTCATTTGATAACGCTATTTTGAGGGCAACGGATAATGAGGGCAACGCCAAGCATCCCGATGCGCTCAATATCATCTACGGCGAGGGCATGCAGGACTTTCATAAGTGGGTAAAGGAGCAAAGCCCGAAAATACAGAAACTGGCGACTTCCCTGGACCCGGAAGACGGCGTTCTGATCCTGGATTATTACAAAGAGGACATTGCCAAAAAGAAAACCGATGAGCACGACAAAAGCACGAAGGCCAAAAAAAAGCAATATGACGATATTTACGCCTCGGAAAAATCGGTGAAAACGAACCAGCGGGAAACCGGGGCCGGTGATAAATCGCCGGATGAGGAAGCCGAAGAAGCAGTTAAAGAAGAAGAATAACCATGCACCAACAACAAAACCATGCAACGGAAGAAAAACATAAGTTGTGGGGAACGACCCAGTTCCGGCTGCATGAGTTTCGTTTTAAACCTGAAGAAGAAAGGAGGAAAATAATTGCCGAATGTATGAAAAACGGTGAATATCGCTGTTTTTTTTGTGGCAGGGTCTTTTTCCGGGGAGCGTTAGGACCCCGCACCAACATACAGATTAAGTGCTACTATTCGGATTGTAAGCACATGAACGTAATCTCAACCGTTTAACCTTAAACCCCGCCTTTCCGAAGTCCCAGAGACTCTTTTAAGGCACAACAGAAAGGAGTTTCATTATGGGACTGCCGAGCAACACCACGACATACGAGGACATTTCCCCGCGAACCAGGGGAAAGGCAGTGAGGAAGCTGCTGGAACGCGGTCAGCATATTATGACGACCGAGCGTTTCGGTACTGTTGACCCGCAACCCAAAAACTCAACCTTAACCCGGAAATGGAGAAGGTATCATTCCCTGGCAAGGGCAACCGCTCCATTGGCTGACGGCGTGCCGCCTACCGGCAAGAAGCTCACCCATACCGACATTACGGCGACCTTGGAATTTTACGGCGACGTCGTAAAGATCACCAACACCGTCTCAGATACCCACGAGGACCCGGTCCTTAACGAGGCGATGACAATATGCGGCGAGCAGGCGGCTGAAACGGTAGAGGAAATCCGGATCAATTTCCTTAAAGCCGGAAGTAACGTATTAGAATGCGCTATCTAAGGAGCAATCCTTAGACCGACACTAAGGGTAATTACTGGGAAAGTCTAAGGTAAGAAAACGATGGCACAACATCTTACTATGATAACCCGAGGCAAGTTAAATCCGACAACCAGAGAACTTTGTTATCTTGCTGGAGTACTTGATTCAGATGGATGTATCAGCATTTCCAAAATGAACCCTGGTAAGCAAAGGACAAAGAATCCTCGCTATGTATTAACTGTTAATGTTGTTAATACAAGCATGGATTTAATGCACTGGTTGGTTGAGAAATTTGGCGGCCGTTTTAAACCTCGTCCAATACGGGGAATAAATCACAAGATACAATATGACTGGTGGTTTAATAATGGAAAAGCTGCACAACTTCTCAAACTGGTAGAACCATATCTTATTGTTAAAAAGGAACAAGCACATCTTGGGATTAACCTGATTTATAATTGGGTTTATCCAAAGGGTGGACGTGGAGCTAGAACTCCCCAAAATGAAGTTAAGCGCAGAGAAAAATCCTATTTAACAATGAAGTCACTAAACCAGGTGGGTAATACAGCCGCAACGACTGAGTCCCTTGGCTCCCGGATGGTTCCCGGGATGATGCGACAGTCTGAACTTATGGGAAACCATAAGAGGGAAGTTGAAGCGCTTCCCCGCCACTAATAAATAGTGGTCACAAAAGTAACAGATTGGTTTTATGCGAATGGCGTGAGCGCTCGCGGCTCCGTCAACAGCCCGGCGGTAAGGGGCGATTTTCGCAAGATCTATCGCTATTTCAAGAAGTACAAGGCGCGGGAGATCAGCGAGATTATCAAGGCTTCAGCGATGATTTCGACCGAGCCGGTGGAATCAGCCTATTTCTGCATGGGTCATACCGACCTGGATGCCGACCTTCGGGGCGTGTCCGGTTTTGTGCCCCGGGCGCAGTATTCGGATTCGACCAAGGCCCTTCCGGGTGAGATCGGCAAGATCGAGCAGTTCAGGATTGTCCTGACCGCCATGTTTGATTCTTGGGAAACATCCGGTGCTTCCGGGACGACCTATCTTTCCGGCGGCAGTGCCGTGTCCAGTTCTGCCCAATGCGACGTGTATCCCCTCATCTTCGTGGCGCGGGATTCATACGCCATCGTGCCGCTTCAGGGATACAACTCCGTCGATATCGGCGTGGTAAACCCCGGCAAGAAGACCAAGGACGATCCGCTCGGCCAGATCGGTTTCGTTTCCTGGGGAACCTGGCAAACCGGCGCGATACTCAATCAGAATTGGGTGGCTAGGCTCGAAGTAGCCGCGACAGCCAGTCCGTCGTAACCATGAGTTGAGTATTGTTAAGTTGTTGATATTGTAATTAATTCAACTTTTCTTAGGAAAGGAGTAAACCAATGATAAAGGTAGCAGGAACAATGAACGGGACCGGAACAGCGTTTTACCTGTGTCTCGGGTTTGTCCCGGATGAATTTCATCTGCAGGACTTCGAAACCTCCAACGACTACGAGCTTTACTGGAACCGCAATATGCTTCGTTCCGGTGAGTTTGTGGAGGGCATGCAGGTTCACACCGGTACGACCTACAGGCAGATTACGGCCCTTACCAAGGGGAACGGTCTCATGCCGTATTACGGCGGGACTACCCTCGCCTCCGGCGACGTCGGCACCACGACCTACGGGGAGGGTGTGTATCTGAAACCGGATAACAGGGACTATCGCTACACGACGAGCGATTCACCGCATGGGGTCGGCGATGCGACCGAGGAAACCATCGATACTTGGACACTCACCACGGCGGCCAGCTATGCAGGAAAGTTCAACGGCGCCGTAGGCAATACCTATATCGGAGAGGGTTCTGAAATCATCATCGACGGCAAGCTGTATACCATTGTCGGCTTCACATCCGATGGAAGCGACGATGACGACATCGTTCTCAACGATGACCCGGCTTCCGGCGAGATTCAGTTTATCGGCGGCATGTATTCCACGCGGCCGATGGTTGCCGGAGAGGTCACGAAAGACGGTATCTATGTAGCCAATACCACGGTCAACAGCAATAACGCGCTTATCGGCTTCGAGGCCATTAAGTGGGATTGGTAATTAACCTGTTGAGCTTCCTGAAAGCCTTTTGATCGATTTGAAAGGAGAAGCATAAAATGCCAGAGGAAACAGAAAGCCCAGAGCAGATTTTTTCCAGTCAGGGAGTGCCCTTCAAGACTGAGCAGCGGGCACGGGCGACCATCGAGCAGAAAGGACTCAACCCGGACGATTACATGGTGCAATCCTATGAGGATGGGTATGTCATCGTGCCGAAACCGAAGCGGGATACGAAACCTGAGAAGTATTACCGGGTAGTATTCAATCACAAGTCGAGCCCCAATGACGAGGACGATGTGACCCTGATCGTGAACGGTGAGCCCCTTGTAATTCAGAGAGGGGTGGAGACCATTATTCCCGAACGGTATAAGGAATGCGCCGATCATGCCACTTATCCGGTATTCAGGCAGAAACCCAACGAGGCGCGGAAACAAGTAGGGACGGTGATGGTCTTTCCCTATAGCCTCCTGGGGGAAGCGTCCGAGCAAGAGTATTCGAAGCTGCTTAGAGATGGGAACAAAAAGACGAAAGAAATGATCGAGGCTGACAGCAAATTAATCTCGTAGCATAGAAAGGCGTGAAA